GTATTGAAGTTACTGTTATTAAGGGAGATTCTTCCAAAATAATAGTATCGACTAAGTCATCTTTAATAGTAATGAACTCAGTCTTGGCGCTACTTGCATAATCAATTATACTAGAAGCACAATAATTTTTGACTAACTGACTAACATTATCAATAATGTTATTAATACGTGCATCGTTCTTAACGCTTTCTAAACCGTTAAAATCTTTGTATTGTTGTAATGTTACTAAATCTGCCATAATTATTTAAAAAAATATTGAAGGGAGCTCGAGAACTCCCTCCAAATATTCGCAAGGTATTAACTACCTTTGTACTGTAAAGCGTGAACTGAAGTTGCACCTGCAATCATGTCAGTAAACCCTATTCTTTGAGAAGCAACAAGTACTCGTCTCTGATTAGCTACTTCGTAGTCAGATTCGATTGTTACACCTCTTAGTCTAGGCATTACATAGTTTTTAGTGTAAACTGCACAAGCGTAGAACTTAGAAACTGCTGGAGTTTTGAATTCATCACAGACTATGACTTTAGAGCCAAAGACTGATCCAATTTCACCACTTAACTTAGTTGCCATGTCGCCAACTAGGTTGACATCTTGGAACTCAGCGTCTTGTAATAAGCTGTAGTATTCTTGTGTGTTAACAATAAAAGTAACATCTGCTGGATTCATTCCATATTTGCCCATTTTCTTTCTAGCTGCTAGAAGGTCTAGAGCTGTTAAAGATTCAGAAGCAAAAGCTGTAGCTGACTGAGTTACGTGAGACGCACTTGAGTTAGCGGCAGCAGCGATAGCAACCAAACCATCGAATGTGGCTTGTGAAGTACCATAAACACCATCAGCGTGGTCACCCACTAGGATAGCATTTTCAATACCTCTTGCGTGTGCTCTAACGATTGATTCACGAATCAATGGTAGAATTGGCAAGATTGCATCTTCTTCTGTCTCATTTCCTAGATAGGATTGAGAAATAAGTTTTTTAGTGGAAAGAGTTCTTTCAGTTAAGTCAATACCTGACATTGTTGAGTCATAAGTATCGCCTCTTTCTTCCAAGTTACCGTGTGGGCTTGAGCCAGTAGCTACTTGGTTAGCTGTAAATTCAGCGTAACCAGCATCTGGTAAGATTGGAATAATTTGAGTAGCTGAAGTCATTTGGATTTCTCTAAATAACGGAGCTAGTACTAGTTCTAGTTGAATATCTCTTTCAATATTTGTTGATACTGTTTGCTCGAAATCAGCGGAAGAAACTCCAACGCCTGACATGGCGTTAACTTTTTCCATTGTATCTCTACCAAGTTTAGTATCATACCCTTTACCTGTCGCAAGTCCCATTACCCAAGCGTCATCAATGTCGCTTTGGAAGGCTTTTTGCCAGTCAGAGTTTTGTCTATCACCAAAGACTCTTTTAGATTCACGAATTGCTTCGATTTCTTCTTTTTTGTCTTTAAGTGCGGACTGAAGTTCATTAACTACTTTTTCTAAGTCTTCATGTTTATCTGAAACACGTTTTTCAACGTCATTCATGAGCTGTTCGGCTCCTGACATTCCAACTTCAACAATAGTTTTAACTTCTTCTTGTTTAGCTTCTTTTTCGGCAACTTCAGCGTCTAGCTGAGCTGCTTTCTCTTCTGCATCTGCAAGTTCCTTAGCTTTAGTTTCGGCTTGTTGCATTGCAATTTTAGCAGCAGTTGATTTTGCTACTTCTTCTGCAAAAGCTTTCAAGTCGATGTTAGCTTCGGGAGTTTTAGTGTCATTTGACATATTCGTCTCCTGTTTTGAGGTTTTATCCTCGGCTTGTGGCGCAGAAGTATTCTGAGCCTCGTTATTATTAAAGTGCGTTTTCCACTCGTTGTATTCTTTCATGCTGTCAAACGACTTTGCAACTGAGAACATAGCTCCCTGATTACAAGGCACACTGACAACTGATACTTCGAATAGTTCGGCATCTTTTATTGTGTATCCATCCGTTTCTTTGTTATAATCTGCATCCTTGACTCTGAAACCGACGGAAAAGGCCCCAAGAACACCATCTTTAATAAGATCTTTAATTTCGCCTGAAGATTTAGAGATTTTCGCTCCAAATTCCAGACCGTTTTCTGTAACTTCTAATGAAGTTGCGCGACCAATAGGTTTATTATAATCATGATTAAATAGAACGATTGGATTAGTTTTATAATTATCTAGTCCATTCTTTTGAATCCATGCATCATGATTGATAACATCTCCTGCTCGGTCGACTGCATTAGTAGACGCTAATCCTTTAATATCAACGCCACCGTCTTCGTCCTCTCCAAGAGTTTTAAAAGTATTTGTCCAATGAAAAATTTTCTCCATATGTACTTACCTATTCCTTAGCTTTTTTGGGAGCTGCCTTTGCTGGTTTCTCAACTGCTTTCTTCGGTTTAACCGTAGTAGCTGGTTCTGAGTTAGCTTTGGCCCATTGGTCTGGAAAGTTCACTTTTAACATCTGAGTCATGCGTGACCAAGACCCGAAAGGTCTTTTCGCAACCATAAATCTCATAGGTACATTCTGTCCCATGGATTTATACTCACTTGGTGTTAAAACTTTACCTTGTTCAGCAAAAAAATTTGCTAATGTTTCAAGTATTGCTTTCTTGTTCGCCATTATCCTGTTCCTCTTCTTGTGGTGGTTGTCCACCTTCTGTGGGGTTCGCTGCTGAACCCGCTATGTTAGCTGGGACTCTTAGTTCGTCATGTCCTTCTAAAGGTTCACGTCCTAACTGGTCTCTAGCCTCGTTTGGAGTCATAATACCTGTGTTGACCAAAGTTGCGTAGTACGCTGCCTGGTCTCTTAATTCTGGTTGCAATGCTGGAATGTCTGTAACATTTTCAACAAGTGCAAAACCAAAGTATCTTTCAAAGGCATATGCTATTTTTCTTACTATAGGGAGAACAGTC